TAGGGATTCGATCACCTGGCCCCCGGTTGCCGTCCTTGTCTAAGGGAGATGGCTTCCGGGGGTTCCTTCGTGTGACGCCGCCGCTAACGGTGATTTAGAAGCCTTTATCCGCTTCCCACGGCGTTGCGGTTTCTTAGTTGAGACTTTGCCTTTGAGTCAACTCGGCATAGGTGAGACGCTTTCCGGTGATCTGCGACATTACCTGAATGAACCGTCCCGCCTACGCACCTGGCAGGAACAGGTTGCAAAATTGTGACGTGTGACCTGAACGCAGAATCAACGAGATACGAGCAAAACTTGACAGTGGAAAAACAGGGTACTAAGTATTAAGCCCTCGCGTACGCCCAGAGATTACACAAGCATTTCACGGCGCAAGCAGTTCAGTGCTACAATTCAACGCATGGGACGACCAAGCGAATATACGCCTGAGATTGCATTGCAGATATGCTCTCGTATATCCCAAGGCGAATCGCTCCGCCAAATATGCGAACCCGACGAAATGCCAGCAGTATCAACAGTTTGCTTATGGAATCTGGACAACAGAGAGGGATTTTCTGAGCAATACGCTCGCGCACGACGGGCACAAGCTGAATTACTTGCGGACGAACTGTTTAGCATCGCAGACGATTCGACAAATGATTTCATGGAGATAGCAGATAAGAAGGGCAACATTCGCATCGTGCCAGATAATGAGGCTCAAGCGCGATCCCGGCTTCGAGTTGATACGCGCAAGTGGTATCTGAGCAAGGTTCTGCCCAAGATTTACGGCGACAAGGTGCAGACAGAGATCAGCGGGCCGGACGGTGGTGCGATTGAGGTGAGTTTGGCTGCAAGCATCTCGCAGGCCCGCAAGCGTGTGGGGATTAAGTGAGTGTACTATTAGTGCATGAGCGTACTAATGGTGCAAGCGTGGCAATGTGACCGATGTGGGCATGTATGGCTCGCAGACTCCAAACCCAAGCGATGCGCCAAGTGCAAGAAGATCACGTGGGACAAGGATGGGGCGGTAGCTCAGATGGCAGAGCCGTCGGTTGTGGTTGCGAAAGCCGATGAGAGAGTTGGTTCGAGTCCGGCCCGCTCCACTAAACCTAATCACGGCATCAACTGCCGGTGCTGGCAATGCAAATGAGCGAGCAACTTCTACGCACGGACATAGGGCGATTCTGTCGCGATCCGCTCGGCTATGCGAGGTATGCGTTCCCTTGGCAGGAGCAGGGCGAGCTTGCCGACTCTACAGGCCCGCGCCAGTGGCAGCGTGACGTGCTGGCGGAGATCGGAGCGCACCTCCAGTCTGACTCCTGGGCGACTCCTCTACAAATTGCAATTGCATCTGGTCACGGGATCGGCAAGACTGCGCTGATTGCGATGGTCTGCAAGTGGGCTGTTGATACCTGCGAGGATTGCCGCGTGGTGGTCACGGCTAACACGGAGAGTCAGTTGCAGACAAAGACATGGCCGGAGGTATGCAAGTGGTTCGGGATGTCGATAACGACGCACTGGTTCAACGTAGGCGCGACGACAATCAGCGTCAAAGACAAAGATCATGAGCGTCTGTGGCGAATCGACCGCATTGCGTGGTCTGAGAACAACACGGAAGCATTCGCGGGGCTGCACAACAGGGGCAAGCGCATCCTGGTCGTGTACGATGAGGCTTCGGCAATCTCTGACAAGATTTGGGAAGTCACTGAAGGTGCGTTGACTGATGAAAACACTGAGATTATATGGCTTGCGTTTGGGAACCCGACCAAGAACACGGGGCGATTCAGGGAGTGCTTTGGGCGGTACAAACATCGCTGGAGCACGAAACACATTGACTCGCGTGGCATTGAGGGAACAAACAAGGAGCAGCTAGAAAAATGGGTGAACGACTACGGGGAAGACTCTGATTTTGTTCGGGTTAGAGTAAAGGGAGAGTTCCCCCGCGCTGGGGGGAATCAGTTTATCCCAGCGGATATTGTGTCTGCGGCCCGCAAACGCATGTTGCCGATTGAGACTTATGAGCGAATGCCAAAGATCATCTCCTGCGATGTAGCGCGGTTTGGTGACGACAGAACGATCATCGGGCTACGTCAGGGGTTGCGATGGCAGACGCTCGCAAAGCTACGCGGCCAGGATGCAGTCAACGTGGCCGGACACATCCAAGAGCAGATCGTGTTGCACAAGGCTCGCATGGTCGTGATTGACGGCGACGGCAACGGTGGGCCGGTCGTGGACATTCTGCGAAAGAATATGGTCGCGTGGGTCAAGCAGCCCGAACACCGGCTCGTTGAGTTTCATGGTGGCGCAAGACCTGCCGATCCTGATATGTATTTCAACAGGAGGGCAGAGGTTTGGGGGTTGATGAAGGGATGGCTGAATGGTGGCGGGGACATTCCCGACGATCCTGAGCTTGAGATGGACTTGACAACGCCGGAGTACGGATTCAGCGGCAAGAATCAGATTCAACTTGAGAAGAAGGACGACATGAAGAAGCGTGGGATGTCGTCGCCGGACGATGGAGACTGTTTGGCAATGTCGTTCGCGTTCAATGCGCCAGCGAAGACGCACCGTGAGAAAGTGGAAGAGGAACTTGCGGCGACACCTGATCCGATGGCGAACTACCTGATACAATTGCGGGAGCACGCAAGGCAGGAGAAGCAGGCTGACGGAGGAGAGTGGTGGAAATGATCCAACGCTGGAAGGCTGAGTTTCGCATGTGGCTGGTCGATTTGGTACGCGATGCCGTGCGGATCGAACTGCTGGCGTTCACTTACGTCAAGCTCACCCCGCATCTTGACGTGAAGCCAAAACCTCCAGTTGTGCCAGCCGTGACCGAGCCATCGTTTGAGCAGATGCAGGCGCAGGCGATTGAAGCGCAAACGAAGTTCTATGAGCCAAAAGAGTAGGCGTGGTACGATAATCCCGATGGCCACTGAATCAACAGACGAGACGGAAGAAGTAGGCGAAGCAGTTGAACTCAAGCCAATGGATACGTCCAAACTTGAGCTAGGGATGTATGCTCCGTTTGAGATGTCGCCAGAGGATATGTATGGCCCCGATGAACTGGGAGTCGATACTGTCACGGCCATTCGCGAGATGATCGACGGCGCAGGGAAGTACGAGGATTCTGCGCGCATCTGGGAAGTAATACAAGCGGCTGAGGCGCGGCTATTTGATCGTGGATACCAGTGGCTTACGAATGCGAAGTCTGGCGGATCGTGGGTGATTGCCGGGACGGGTGGCAATGCAGGGCTGGGTGCAGGGGCAGTCACACAGCAAGATCGTGGGCGCATGTGGTCAATCAACATCTATGGCGCACGAAAGGACAAGATTGTCTCTGCGCTGACCGTGAAAGACCCTGAGCCTGAGTTCTTCCCGAAGTTGCCGGAGTCTGCGATTGACCAGCAATACTCGGATGAGGCTGAACAGTATAAGCATCTGTGGAAGCAGGCGACGAACGTCCGCAAGCTGTGTGTGAAGGTGGGGGGACTGTTCTACACCGATGATCGCGTTGCTCTGATTACCGAGACGATTGCCGATGCGCAGCGGTTCGACATGGACGGCAAGACGCCGGGAATGCAGGAAGTCACACGGGGATACGGGAAGCTGGAGTTCCGCGTTCCGATGTCGATTGACGAGGATGAGCCGTTGCCGTGGTGTGAGCGCGAGCGCGAGATTGATCTGGCAACGTCGAAAGAGAAGTACCCGTGGATCGCCAGCAAGATTTCAGGCGGTTCGGGGAATCATGGACAGATTTCTAGGACTTGCCGGTTGACGGTCAGGAACGCCGTCCAGAACCAGACGGGATTCACGTCGAATGCGACTGACCGTGCGGTGACTGAGGTTACATGGTGGATTCGCCCGTCTCAGTACAACGACGTTGCCGATACTGAAGCCCACACACTGAGGAATCAGCTACGCCAGATGTTCCCCGATGGTATGAGAATTGTGTTCTGCGGCGGTGAGTTTGCCTATTGCCGCAATGAGAAGATGGACGATTGTGTGATTATTCTGTACTCGCGTGAGGGTACTGGGCAGAACCGGCGAGCGATTGGAACAAACAACCTGACGACGCAGAAGGTTCTCAACTACGATTTCAACCTGTTCAATCGGTACATGACGGCTTGCGTGCCGCGCAAGATGCACGACGTTGAGAAGATCAGTTCCGAGGCGATCCAGCAGCAGCGCAATGACCCCGCGTATTCGATGCCAGTCACACGCGACGCCGGGGAGGAAATCTCAAGCTATACGGGAATTGAGCAGGTTCCAACGCCGCCCGCGCAGCTTGCCGACTTCATTCAGCAGATGATTGATGGATTGCCTGAAGCACTGGATGGGGCGAGTCCTTCGATGTTTGGACAGGATACGAATACGGACACGGTGGGCGGCATCACAATCCAGCGCGACCAGGCTTTGCAAGTGTTTGGAACTCCCTACAACGCAATGACTTGGGGAATTGCAATCTCATGCGGGAACGCGGCGAAGTGGGCAGGCAAGAACCGGCAAGGGAAAGCGTCGGGCATGGTTCCGGGTGTGGGGCGCATCTCGGTTGACTTCGAGAAGATGGCAAGCGGCAACGCTTATTGCTTCCCAGAGGCTGACAGTGGATTCCCTGAGTCTGAGGCTGAAAAAGAATCGCGGTTGATGGATGCGGTAGAGAACTCAGCGAATGTTCCTGTTCTGGCACAGAGCTTAAACGACCCCATGAACTTCGAGGCATTGAACCGGGTGACGAAGCGGTTTGGCATCCTGATTTCTGGGACTGATTCGGTGCGCAAGCAGCAGGAAGAGTTTGAGGTTATTCTCAAGACTGTCCCGAAGCCAAATCCCGCACTTGCGCAAGCGCAGATGGCTCTACAGCAGTCTCAGATACACGCGGCGACCGATCCGCAAGCCCAGGCAGAGTCGCAGTCACCTGAAGGCCAGAAGGCGATGCAGCAGGTACAGCAGGCCGTGGGTCAGATTCCCCCAACGGTTTGCTCTGTACCAGTTGAGCAGGATGCCAGCGTGAATCATGCAATAGAGGCTGCAACCTGCTTCAATAAGATCAACTCTCCAGAGGGCCAGAAACTCAAGCGCGAGAAGCCGCTAATCTTCCAGAACCTGATGATGCACTGGCAGGGGCATACGCAGATGGCTCAGAAGTTGTCTACCCCGCCCCCGATGCCTGAAGTGAAGCCGGGTGTGACGATGGCGGTTGACAAGCTCGGCCCAGTTGCTCAGGTTGCAGTGCTGGCAAAGGAATACGGCATAACAGTTGCGCCACAGGACGTGCAGCCTACGCCAGATGTGCATGAGATCGTGCAGGAGAAGGAAGGCGTTGACGGGCAGGGCGTTCCAACGAAACAGAAACTTTCATACTCAGGAAAGGCATTGGAATGAGCGCAATGAATGGCAAGAGCGTAGGCGGAGTGGTAGCGGATGCGATGACGAAGAAGCCCAAGACGAAGACAGTCAATTTGGGCGCAAAAGGATCGTTCACCGAGCATCCCGGCGCATTGCATCGTGCGTTGGGTGTTCCGCAAGGCGAGAAGATACCTGCGAAGGACTTGCAGGGGCACCACAGCGGACGGCTGGGCAGAATGATCGCCAGCGCAAAGGGTTTTGCCGGGATGAACCACAGCAAATAGACCACGGAGAATTGACCAATGGCAGATGAAGCCGCAGTAATCGACCAATCGACCGTAACCGATCCTGTTTTAGACACTCAGACCGAAACGCAAGAAACAGACCAAGCGGAATCTCAGGGCGAGACTCAAGATAGTACACAGCAGACCGAAGCCGATAAGGTTGACGGTCGGCGGTTCAATCCTGAGTGGTCGAAGGCGCTCAAGGAACTCCGCGAACTCTACCCCGACAAAGCTGACATGCTTACGAAGATGCGGGACAACTACGCCCGGTATCAGGCGTTGCAGGAGGTCGCGCCGAAGGGTTTGGAGGATGTACGGGCATGGAAGTCTACGCTGGACGCTCTGGGCGGCTCTGAGGCTGCGGCTGACCTCATGCAGCGTGCGGCAGACGTTGAGCGAGTGGACGCCAAGATCGAGGCTGGCGATTACTCCGTGATTGCGGAACTTCCAGAGTCGATGCAGAAGGGCTTTTACCAGATGTTGCCCGATGCGCTGGCAGAGCTGAGTACGAAAGACCCACAAGCGTTCGCGGCGGCTGTGATACCCCACTTTGCAGCTGCATTGCAAGGGACGGGGATGGAGGCGCACCTCCAGAAGATGTATCAGGCAGCAGGCGACAATGAGCCACTGAAGGAACTCATCAAACAGCAATACGACTGGTATCAGGCCCAGGTGCAAGGCAAAGGTACGATGCCGGGTGGAACGAAGACGGCCAGTCCGGAAGTGCAGCGACTACAGGCGGAATTGAACTCGCGCCGTGAGGCTGACGACCAGTCATTCATTGGCGGAATTACCGAGAAGACGAACCAGTACGTCACGGAATCATTCGCCAAGAATGCGGAAGTGTACCTGAAGCAACTCAACCTTACCGATGCGCAGAAGTCCGACCTTGCGGAATCGTTCAACGTGAAGCTGGTCGATAAGCTCGCTGCGGACACAGCGTTCCAGAAGCAGCTTGCCGCGTACAAGTCCCTGAAGAACCGCAATCCTGAGACGGTGATCTCCTACATTCGGTCGAAGATTGACGAGAGCGCCAAGTCTATCATCGACGGACTTGTGACGGCACGGTATGGCGGGATGCGAAAGGCGAAGCCGGTTGTCGCGGCTGGCACGTCCACGACCGATGCTGGTGCGGTGCGCGTGGCGAAGACTCCCGATCAATCTGAGTGGGACATGGAGAAGATGGATGCGGTTGGATACGACCAGACGGCCAAAATTGGCAAGTTCTTTTTGAAGGGTGGCAGAACAGTGCAGGTTGTGCGACAATAATCATGGTACGGATTGGGCTGCTTGACTCGTAATCTGGGGTGCACAACTGGAGAGCGATTAGGTTAGTGCGGGAGACCGCCACAGTCCGTACACGCTATTACTGATAGAATCAGATAAACAGTGGCAAGCGTGGATGAACACGCACGATGGTGCAATCGACACCCATACTCGACGGCCAGAAATGGCGGACTTGGGAGGCGCGACTAAGTAGCAGAGGTTCCGAAAGGTATACAGAAATCCTGACTGCGAACCGTGAGTTGCTTTCTGGTATCCAATCCAGACCACTGCAAACAGATACCGACTCCGGGCGGTTTCTGTTGCGCTTGACAAGATGTGATATAGTTTTTCTGTACAGTGAAGGGCGTCCGTAGTCGCAGGCAAGACCAGCCGAGCGATGATGACGTAAAACAGGGGGGATGAAACTCCCTTCCCGCAAGCCATATCGCGGAAGACCTCACAGTGAAGCGGTGACCCGCGCACACGTTGCGTTAGACGTGAATTCACTTTGAGGACAAACATCATGGCAGGCGCACTTTCGGAAACAGCGGTAGAAGGCGTAGAGGTCGAAGTCTGGGCCGATAACGAGTTGAAGAATTACCAGCCCTTCTTCAACGGTCTATACAACAAGCTCATCAAGAACGGTGCCAAGAAAGTTCCAGTGGGGTTCAATACCTCTTCTGGGACGATCACTCGCGGCGCGTTCCGTGCGGGATTCCGTGCGCAGGGCGGCGGCAACTTCACCGCAATGGCGCTTTCAACTCCGGGCAGTGTGCCCCCGATTCCGCGTGGCTCTGCATCGGCTTACGATTCGTTCGTCGCAACCCCCTTCCAGTACCTCGGAGTGACCGAGATCGCGTCGGATGCGATTGCGGCTGTGGCTGGTGGGCGCGGCAAGATCAAACTGCCTTCGAGCGAGATGGAGTATTCTTCCGACTCGTTTATGAACGACATGGAAGGGCTGATCTACGGCGATGCGTCAGGCACTATCGACACCATCCCATCGACCGGCACGGTCAACAGCGCGACGGGCGGCGGTACGATTGGCACCGCAACGTATTCCAGCATCGTCGGCATCAACGCTGCGCTGTTCACTGACCAGATGGTTGTGCAGGTCTTCCCGTCAGTCGGCGGGAGTGCGCGTGGTTCGTTCACCATCAGCTTCACCGACCCCGTTGCTGGAATCATCTACTGTGCTGCCGCTCTTCCGGGAAGCACAGCAGTTGGCGACATTCTGGTTGTCCAGGGTGGCACCGGCGCGGCTGGTTCTGCGGTCTATGGGCTGAAGTACTGGTATCGCAACGGAAACTCAGGGACACTGGCTGGAATCACGAAGGCCAACTACCCTGGTCGCCTATCGACCCCAACACTCAACGCGAATGGGCAATCTCTGCCGCCTTCCCTAGCTGCGAAGATCGAAGCTATCCGCATGAGGGCACAGGGCGACAAGAACTACCTCCAGAACGACAAGGGGGCATTCTGGTACGTCAACCCGGCTCAGGGAGCGCAGTTCGCCTCTGACTTCTACAACAAGTACACGCCAACGTATGACCTGAGCGGTAAGGGCGCAGTGCCCGATCTGGCGAAGGGAATGCAGAAGACGTTTCTTGGCGAAGACTGTCTCTGGTCTACCACTTGCGACATGACCCGCGCCGACCGCGTTCGACCGAAGGATTTCATCATCGGCGAGGCATTCCCTATGCGACTCAAGGACTTCGGTGAGGGCATGACCATCGTTCCGGTTCCGGCGCAGGCTGGCGGATACGGCACTGGTTGGACTTACTTAAACTCCAAGATGTTTGCATGGGAGCAGGCGTTGAACTTGATCTGCACCGATCCGAAGGGTGGATTCTATCTGTCCAGCCTCCCGACCGTCTCTCTCACCTCCGTCTAAATAACTGGCCCGGCGGGAGCCATAATCCCGCCGATTCATAAGGAGTGACCGTCCTTTGAAAGTCAGCGCAGAAGTAGAAAAAGCCCTCACGCAATCCGGTGGCAAGAATCTTTACGGCAAGCCAAACTATCGCTTCGCATGGAGCGGCCAAGAAACCCAACTCATCTCCAACGGGAAAAGTTACGAGCATTTCCGTGTCTGTGCAGAGGGTTGCTGGCTGCTGATGAAGTGGGAAGGCCCGGAGTTCTGGGGGAGCGAAGAAGAGTGGAACGCGAACAACCTTGAACTCCCCAGCGGCTTGTATACGGCAGGCCCGTATCCGCGTCAAGGCCGTTATCGAGTGGTGCGGACGCTGAAGAAGGTGGTTATCAAGGGTGATGTGATGGAGTTTGAGTATCCCGCTCCCGACCTTGCCTTCGTCCGCGAGGTGTTTCCTTTGATACGCGACTTTCTGGACTTGACGACAGAGGAGAAATCCAAACTTCTATTTACGCGAGAAGAAGAAGCAAAAGCAAAACTCGCGCATGACTTTGGGGCAAGCCGTGAGAACTATCGCGGGATTGCCACGGCAAAACAGGTTCAAGACAGGACGGAAGCAATCGAACGCTTCTTACATGATCCGGTACGAGTAAAACAAGCCTTAGAATTGACCAAAAGGAGACCAATCTAATGTCGTCACCCTCTGTTTACCATTCGGATATTTCGATGGGAATGTCTCGCGGCAACAACGTAGGCGAGTACGCTTTTGACCGCAACATGAGCCGAAACCCTGAGAACGTCATCACGATCTTCACTGTCAACACCCGCGAGCAGTTTTCGGTGAGTGGCGGAGTCAAGTTCGCAGGACGCGACCCGAAAGAGCGGTTCCGCAAGGTTGCCAGCTTCAATGACCCGAAATACTACACCGACAATCTGGCCGTGGAAGGGTCGAAAGACCAGCGTCGGACGACAGCGGACGATGGAAAGTGGGTTGCGATGGACTGGCTGAACCCACAGAACACCTTTTCGCTGGATCAGGATTACATTGTGCCGAACATGATGGAAGACGGGACAAATCTCTTGTCAAGAGGTTTATTTTTCATCGTTCGCCCATTCGACGCCAAGAATGGGAATGTCCATGACCAGCCAACCGAAGCGGAGATTGCACCGGCAGAGAAGCGGCTGCGTGACCGCTACACGGGACTTGTGAGGCTCTATCAGACGACCAGTTCGGCGAGTCCTGCCAAACTCCCCCTGATTCTCAATGAGGAGATGATCGACGCGCTCAACTATGCACGGCTGAAGACTCCGTACAACACGGCACTGACCGAGATGAAGACCTGCGAAACATGCGGCGAGTCGATTCCCGCTGGCGCAAAGTTCCACAAGTCCGAGACGCTGGGAGTTATCTGCATCAACCCAAGCGTTGAAGGGTGGAAAGCGGCGGTCAACGCGGGCATCAAATCCCGCGAGGATGTGCCGGAAGAGTTTCGCTGGGCTGGCCGCACTCCCAACCCGCGATAAAGGCTTCGTGCTGGAGGTGCGGGGATGGATGCCTGGTCAGCGGAAGTTTCAGCATCTCCGGCACGTCGAAATGATAGGATGGCAGTATGGCGAACGTAGTTGGCAATGACGGGCTGGAGGGAGCACCGAGCTTAGAGTCTATCTGCACACTCTACCGTTCCATCATCAACGATAGCTTTGACGGCGGATCGGGTCAGATCAACACGGATGCCGCCCCGTGGATGCTTCCGTTTCTCAATTCTGGGATCGAAGACCTCTATGAAGATCTCGGACTCGTTGGGGATATGCGCCTCATCCGCGACAATTACCTGATAAACGGCATCCCTCCGATTTCTGTGGCGAATCCTGAGACGCAGGTTGCAATCACCTATGCCGGATACTATGACGGATCAACATGGAATGGAAGTTATACGCTTCCTCCTGATCTGAAGTATCTGATGAAGGTGTGGCAACGTCCATCGAATGTCGGCGCGACGTTCTTCCCAATGACTCCGGCTCCGGCTGGGCTTTCTGGCGTGTATCAGGGCTACGGACTCGGCCAGTACGAGATGCGCGGCAACAATGAACTTTGGATGAATGGGGCATTGCTCGCAACTGATATGCGCCTTCGGTACGAGGCAGTCTGGCAGGAAATCACAGGAGACAGCAGTGATTTCTCCACCACTTTTGTTCCAATTCAAGGAAGCAGAAATGCTATTGCTTTCAAGATGATCGCGTACTACGCCGAACGGCTGAGTCCCGATCAGTTCCAAATAGCAGAAGCACAAGCAACAAAGTTTACCAAGAAACTCACTGCAAAATCCGTACTCAACTCTCAAACAAAGCAGTTTGCGCGTCAGCCGTTTGGCTCGCAAGATTGCTCATAAGGAGAATCACATGGCTGCACCTACTTTCACCCTCGCAAACCGCCCCGCTGGCTACGATCAAACCCAAAAGAAGTTCACCCTCTCCGGCCTACTCGGTTTGGCTGGACTGTACACGACTTCGACGGGCATCCCCATCGACTTCACTTCGATTTACAACGCCTCTGGCACCAAGCTGGTTATCCCCCCGACCTATACCGGAGCAAATGGGCCTGGGCAGTCGGTTCCAGTACCCCCTTCGACGATTCAGCCCACCGCTGGATATTCCACGTTCTTCGACAGCGTGAACAAGTCAATCCGCCTCTGGAATGGCACAACTGAAGTGTCTACGGGGGAAATTCCTGCTGCGCTACTGGCGACGACCATCGCTATCAACGTGGCTGGAACCGGATACGCGGCTAACGACACCTTCACGGTGGCTGGCTCTCCGGGCCTGGTCGGTTTGGTTGTCAGCGTTTCAGAGGGCGTTCCGACTGCCGTAACCATTACCTCGCAGGGAGCGGCTGTGGCGGCTACTGCCGCTGTAACCACCAACATCATCGGATCGGGTGCTGGATTGACGGTGAACATCACCGTTGCGGCAGGCATCCCCGCAACATTCACGTTCCTGCGAGGGTAACTTGCACAACCTCAGCGGCAAGTCTTCCCTCAATCTAACCACGTTTGGTGGACTCGTGACATACGCGGGGCCGGACAGTCTACCGTCCGGCGTCTCGCCGCGTTGCCATGACGGGGATTTTTCTGTTGGAAGCTGGAAGTCTCGCAAAGGGACTCGTGGGGTCTATTCATCGTCGGGAAACTCGGTCACAGAACCGGGAAGCCATGCAGTAAGCTCGGCATGGTCGAACCCAGCGAATGCCTACAGCACAAGCCTATACGCTTCGGCGTCGGGGCTTTCTGTAGGAACTATCGACGTAACTCAGTTTGCGTTTGACGTTACTCAGCCGTTGGCCGGGATC